TATTATTATTATTATTATTATTATTAGACGATAAACCCTTTTTTGTTTGTTGTTACAAACGTTTAGTGTAGCCTTTCCCTAGTATTTGACGCGGAATAAAACCCTTAGAGGCTTGTCACCCACTACTTCAGCCCTAATTTACCGCTAGTTTTGGGCGTCTCTACCCCTACTTCGGGGCTATTTTGACCCATTAAATGGCCTAAATTGCCCCGTTTCATCATATATTCGGCAATAAAGCCCATCATCGGATTATCTTTTGTTAATGCTTTTATTGTGGACTGACCTGTGGCATCATCTAATTTTTTAGAAGCATTGCCTAGTGATCCGAAAAAAGAAGATTGAAACTCCTGGAGTTTATCATGCATTCGTTCTTCGATTTCGTCAACAATAACTTCCAGGGCGTTCATTAATGTATCATTTGACTCTTCGGATTCCACCCACGACGTCCATTTTTTTCTTGACAATTCGGCAATGTATTGCGATAAGAAAAAATAAAATATTGTCCAGGCAATTGCATAAGCTAACAGTGTGTAGGCATCTATTTCCATATTATCACTTAAATGTTGGTACGCACACCCATTGGTCGTTTTCTAATATAGCTTTTTTGCCAATTCCACAATCGGGCCGCATACCTGCTTTAGAAGAAGGATCCTTGGGGGCACGTTTGGTGAGACCAGCCCCCTCGTAAAGTTTCAATACTGTAATCAATACACCTAAATTCATAGGAAAGGGATCTTCTCCAAAATTACACCAGGTGTTGCTCTTAATAAATCTTCAATACTAAGTCCTACAGGCGCACCGCCAATAGCTCGCTTTTTAGTATATGCATCTTCAGCATCCTGACTAATACTAACTCCTAAATCTTTTAAATCTTGGAGGGCTTCCTTACCTTCCCTAACTGCTAAAAATGCAAAACCTGTTATTATAATCTGTTTTATTATTTCAGGATTGTTTAATACTGTTACAACATCATCATGTCGTCGTTTATCTTTTAGTGCGGCTTCCTGGGCTTTCGTTACCTTCTTTAGTGTATACCCATCGGGTATGAGTGCGTAAGCCATTACTCTTTGTCATCCTGAAGCTCGCGCCACGCTTCCAATACTTGCTGTCCTCTAAACACCAATTCAGCCCAAATGCTAACACGGCTCATATTACCCCTGTTTCTTTTCCAGTAAGATATACCAGGACCAGGCGTACAAGTATCGCCTCCACTGATCGTTTGTCATTAAGCCACGTTGGGAATTCAATGTTATAGATGGTACTACTCATTTAATGCGCTTAGCTGCGCTCTGAATTGCTTTATGCATGTCCAGGAGTTTAGGCACCGACATTGGCACGCTACTATTTGCATGCCCCATCTTATCTAGTAAGAGATCATATGTGGCGTTTGTTAATGTACGCATCTTCTTTCTTACGTTTGTTATTGTTAGTTTCTTCTTAGGCATTATACCACCCTTAAATATGCGAATGTAATATCAGAGACGCCACCACTATTATTAACAATTGAAAATTGCATTAGCTTTTGCCCTCTGACTCTATCACCAATATAAAATATATTCCAAACGTTAGCTACTAGAACCTCACCACCGTCTAATAAAATATTAGAGATAGCAGGCGCGCCACTATCATTAATGGAACCTTTTAACGTTGAAGCAGCGTCAACGGGCGCTAAGTTTGTATATGCATTATGGGCGGGCCCCATAACCGCTGTTGTTGCTACATTTCCGGCTCTAGTTGGTTTAATAGCGAAAATTAAATCAGTAAAACCTGTCATATCAATATAATCAGGTGTTGCTTGCGGACTTAAAACAGTGGCACCAGCGGCAACACTTGCATGCGTTGTATCTATTGTAAAGTTTTTGTCACTAAGTGTGATCCCTTCCCACTGTCCTGTTTGTACATCAATATTTCCAGTGTTAACAGATGGGATTAACAGTTGGTCAACTTCTATGCTGTCATTGACTGCGGTACTTGGGAGTCCTTCCTTGTATGAACTACCCCACGGGCTGTTACTTTTGCGTCTGGGCAAATTTAAGCGAACTGCGCCGTAACGACACAATCAATTGTAGCTGCGGAAGTTGTGGCAATTTCGTAAGAACACGAATTACCTGGCTGTACTGCTAAATCTGTATCAATGCTAACGTACATCATAGTTGAACCAACAGATGACGGCATGGCGGATAATCCACCACAATTAAAAACCTGATCGCCTTCTCTCATGGCATTGCCTTTTATAGCGACTAAACCACAAAATTCTTCTACTGCATCAACGGAAAATGAAACTGTTATATTTTTTATTGAACTCACATTTGTGGGTACGGTAAATGAACTGCTAACCGTTCCCGATCCCAATGCGGATAATGCTTGGAATGTCCCAGCAGTCGTGGTGCTTTGCGTTACGCTTCTTGTTATTGCTATACTCATTGTTATTTCCTATTTTACACGCGGAGTTTTAAAGGTCCCACGGCTCCTAAAATCTTATTTCCACCTAGACTAGAAACAACTAACTTAGCTGCTAGAGTTCCTGCTCCTATTTTTATGAAATCTTGTTTATTAGATTTAAATGCGTTTGATAATGTATCTAGTCCGCCTTTCAAATCTCCCTTAATCATCTGCTGAGCTGCTGAACCTGCGTTAGCAGCATCCAGGAAAGCAAGCCCCGCGCCTGTTTCCAATAGATTTATTGAAAAACTGCGTTTTCTTCTTGCTGATCTCTTTTTTCGTCTTACAACCATTTTTGTCCTTGTGGGGGTGATGCCTAACATACCCCGACCTACTCACTTATGCGTAGCTACTTAACTTTGACGCATCGACTGCAGCATACTTTGCAATGACTTAAACCGTGAATGCATTTAATCATATTCATCTCTTTGCTTTTGCTGAAAGTAACGCCGAGTATGATGGCAGTGCGGACAATCATAAAACATTCCACAGCCGCATTTAGATCTCCCATTCTCCCAGTCGCTGCAAATCGCTACAATAAATTCATTCCAGGTTAATGGTACTCTTCTCTTAGACATATGATCATGTATTTTGTCTTTGTACTTTTCTAGCATTGCCATTACATCAGGGTGTAGTTTGATTACTTTACGTTTCAATTGTGACATTATGCCCTCCAAAACAACTTTTACAATGTCCGTGACTAGTCAAACCCATATGCCCACAATGCATACAAGTTACTTCGTTTAGGTTCTTTATCATACTACCATACTGGTAACCATAGTATATACCAACTTGCTAGACAGAGTTAAGGCTTTTCTCAAAAACTATTATATATATTTATATGACGGATTATTATTATTATTATTATTATTATTAGACGATAAACCCTTTTTTGTTTGTTGTTACAAACGTTTAGTGTAGCCTTTCCCTAGTATTTGACGCGGAATAAAACCCTTAGAGGCTTGTCACCCACTACTTCAGCCCTAATTTACCG